TCCCTCTGTGTCATTGCCGTTATACGCACTAGCACTGATCACTGATTGTTCAATTTGTTCGCGGTTATTCATTAGTGTCTTCCTCCATAAAATTTTATTGTTTATATCTCCTCTAAAATAAAGTTAGTTGCTTCTGTTCCTCGTATTCCAAACCATGTTGCTTTATATATATTTCGAGCTCTTCAGCAGTATCAAATGTCTTTTTAACGCCTTGCCAACCTGGTACGATATGCCCGTGAAAGTAATAAGTGCTGTTTACTACATGGATATGTGCCACTCCTTCGTTATCCTGATACAGATATCTCTTAGATCCAAAGAATTGATTTAGGTATTCTTTGCGTGCGTTATCTGTCATAGTCATCACTCCTTTTAACAATTAGGTAGACCAAACGACATGCATTCATCATATAGCTCTTCGTTCCTTATGCTTGTCTTATAGTTTTCAATCACATTGCTAACTTCTTTATGACTCATTGCTTTAATTTGTTCGTCTGTATATTTTTCGCAGTCTTCCAATTCCAGTTGTTCCTGTAATGACATCACATATTCAACTTGTTTTTGAGTTGCCATAGTTAACCCTCCCACAAATCAAAAGCTCTTTGGACGTAAAACTTCGCCTTTGCTAAATCCTCGTGTCCGTTTTTTAACGGCGCTCTTGACAAGTATTTGATTGCATTACCTATTGCGAATGCTAATTGTGGTGGGTACTGTGCCGTAACTTGTTCAATAAAATCTATAATTTCAATGTCGCCGTATGTGTAGTGCGCTGGTTGCTTAACATTGTCTTGTATTTCGTTCATATCTACTTTTCTGTTACTGATTATGCTCATTATGCTTCACTCCATTTCTTGAACATTTGGTTATAAGTGACATCGAACCAGTACGGATCACGTGAATGTTTTTGAGGTACATTAAACAAATGTGGCTTCTTTCTTCTTAGCTCAGCCTCTCTCTTTCGCTCTCTTTCCAATTTGCGTTCGAGTCTAGCTTGTTCCATGATTTTGGATAACACAATTTCTTTATACTCAGCTAAGCGCATACCATAAGGTGCATGTAAGGCTTCTAACAACGCCCAGCCACCTCGTACTCTTTTTGCAACCATTCCTGGAGTTAAACCATTCTTTTTTATCAATTCATTTTCATGTTCGGTAAATTTATATGGTTTACCGTTAATCTTTACGATACTCATTTATTCCACCTCTATATATGCATGTCTTATTGTTATGTTGTCATACTTTAGTAATTCATTCGGATTGTCATCTAAGCGCTTTGCCAGCGCATCTTTTTCATCATCCACATCATCAAAATGCTGATATTCAACTTCTGTAGGTATCCTTATATCAATCGTTGCATTTATATATGCTTGTTGTTGCATTAGATCACTTCCTCAACTTCTATGTTGATATGGTCCGCATATTCATCTAAAACAATACAAGTGTCAATAATTTCACCTGTTTCCCAATCCCTATCATGCTTTACAACAAAATATCGAGAGATGTTAAACTTCTCTTCTAATTCCTTTATTGTCATAATCTATCCTCCTAATCCTTCATATAGAAGGGTGATGTAAATCCGTCGCTATTCAAATTTAAACCTTCTGCCCATTCAACCGGCTTATTCATGATAGTTTCGATTTCCTTAAGTCCATTTGAACCTCTAGGTATTTCTACAATTACTTCATCATGGACATGACCAACTATTTTAAAACCTGATGCTTCAAGCCTTGCTATAGAAATCGCAAGTAAATCCCTTGCAGTTGCTTGAACAATATTCTCGACTAACTTCCCACCATACGTTTTTAACTTTGACCATTTACGGTTAAGATCTAAGCCCATAAATTCAACAACTTGACTACCCCAACTATTTTCACCAACTGAAGCTTTCGGATAAGCTAAAGCTCTTCCACTAGGCAATTCAATCATTAGAAAACCTTTTTTCATATAAAATCTAAGTCCATGTGTATGATGCGTCTTTCGGGATTTTACAGTATTAATTGCAGCCTCTTGGCAAGCCTTCCAAAAATTAACTATGTTAGGATTTGCGTTACGCCAACTATCAACTAAACCTTGTAACTCGTTTTCTTCAATGCCCATTTCCAATGCACCCATTGCTTTTAAAGCTCCAGCGCCACCTTGATAGCCTAAAGCTAATTCGGACACTTTTCCTTTTTGTCTGAGAGGGTCGCCTTTAGTTATGCTTTCTACCGGTACATTAAACATTTGAGAAGCCGATGCTTCATATATCTTTCCGTGTGTGTTGAACACATCTAAACGCCATTGTTCTTTTGCATACCATGCTATGACTCTTGCCTCTATTGCAGAAAAATCACTTACTGCTAGTTCATTACCTTCTTCAGCAGTAAATGTCGTCCTAACTAATTGACTTAATAAGTCTTGAGGATGAACATTGAGTAATAAATCTAAATCGTCAAAACGTTGTTCTTTAATAAGATCTCTTGCTATTTCTAATTCAGTATCTGAAATATAATGCTTTGTTAAATTCTGAAGTTGTACACCTCTACCTGCCCATCTTCCAGTACCGGCACCGTAAAATTGAAACAGACCTCTTACCCGTTCATCACTGCACATCATGTCATGCATTTTGTTGTATTTTTTCACACTGGTTTTAGACATTTGCAATCTAATTTCTAGCATTTTTTTAGCTTTTCCTGTTGCTTCTTTTAAGTACTCCTGAACCGTTTTCTTTTGTAAATTAGGTATATCTAATCCTTGTTCATCCTTTAACCAAGCCAATAACTGTGTAGGACTATTAGGATTTTCTAAACCTGTTATATGTTTAGCTTGTTTAAGCAATTCTTCTTTACTCTGCTTATCGAGCACATTAGCTCCTAACATCAATGATTTAGAAAGCTTAATACCTCTGTCGTTTATATGTTGGTCAAAAACCCAATATGCTTGTTCAATTGCAGTTACTGGAAAGTCTTTAATTTTATGAGCAATCGTCATTTCTACTTCTACATCTCGAATACAGTAATCTATAAATTGTTGCCATTTTTCAAGATCATGTTCAGGCAAGTTTCTTGTTCTTCCTCCATTAACTTTTGTTGGTTTACAAGGTATAGAGAAATAACGAATTAAATTTTTACCTGCTTTATCTTTTTGGTTTTGTAGTCTTAAAACTTCTCCAACTTTATCAAGCGAAGCAGGTAAGCCAATACGCATTGAATTAACCATTGTGCAAATCCATTCTTCAGGTGGCATCTGTTTATTAAAATGTTTAGCAAGACAAGTTCTTTCGAAATTAGCATTGAATGCATACTTTTTTACAGCAGGATCAAAAAGAGCAATTTTAAACGTCTCAAAATCAGCGTGGAAAGGCTCATTATCTACTTTAGTCATGTCAATCGCACTAATCGCTCCACCATCTATTGAATAAGCTATAATTAAAATTTCGAAATCTTCAGCTTCTGTGTATTTATAGGCACCACATTTCGAAATATCATTACTGCTATATGTTTCAATATCTATATTCATAAATCTCAAATTCTTGACACCTCAATTTCTTTAAAATTAAAGTGGGGCTAAAACCCCACCTATTGACTTATAAGAAATCCTCATCATCAGTGTCTAATTCATCGAAATCATCTTCTGCTGCACTTGCACCGCCAAGAGGTTCGCCTTTTTCTACAAGTTGAATGTTGTTCAATCCAACTGCGATACCCTTATTACCATTTGTGTTGAAAGGAAATAGATTAATTGAAGCTCTAATATAATCACCACTTACAACAGTTCCAGAATCCGTTAATCTAATTTTGTTTTGGTCAATAATACCAGGTGCTTGTTTGCTTGATGCGTTAATAAAATAAGCGTCTTGATAATTCACATCATCTTCTCTTTCAGTATCTCCATCACGTAATGGAAGTTTCAGATTTGCAGGAACTTTGCCTCCAAACTTACTAACTTTTCCTTCTTCTTTAGCAGCTTCTATAGCTTGTTCAATAGCTTTTATCGTACTTGTATCTGATTTAGGAATGATTAAACTGATTGAATACTTTGCTTCTTGCCCTTCTTGCATACTGTGAGGTTCAAAAATATGTGCATATGATGCTCTTACTTTTCCTGTAATCACTTTAGTTTTATTTAATACTTTTGCTTTCATGTTTATATACCGTCCTTTTTAATTTTTATAGTTTGTCAAAATCATCTTCAGCAGATTGCTTTATAGCTGGTCGTTTATCAGACTCGGTAGCAAGTGTTAATTTACCTTGTGGCTTTTCTATAAAGCCCTCTGTAATTTTAGAAAATGCTTTTTTACCAATTAATTTTTCTAATTTCGTAATGCTAAGTAACTTGGTTTCTGTAATATCTTCAGGTTTATAACCCGCTTCAACTAACTTTTCAAGCGTTGCTTTTGTATCAGTTATCATTCTTCGCGAACGACCTTCTACAAGCTTCCAACCAGGATAGTTTTTATCATTTTCTTTCGCTTGATCTAGCGCATAATGTTCTACTTCATCAGCCCATTTTTTGATATCAGGCAGTTTATATAAAAGTTCTGCAATCTCTTCATCACTTAACAAATGTGGTGGCTTTTGAGGCACATTTTGCATGTATTCTGCACGTGTTCTACATGAATGCTTTATCTTACAGAATCTACAATGACTACCTGCTTTAAACTCACCTTCACCGTTATAAGCAAGTCTGGCTAATGGTTTAACAAAATCGGTTCCCCATTGAAGTAATCTTGATATTGGTAACTCTTCAGTAGAAAAGTTATCTATTCGTGGTTGTATGATAGTCATGCGAACTGTATGAATGTCATACATTAAACTAAGCAGTTCATATGCGCCCAAGCCATATAATCTAAGTTGAGGATTATCTATAGCTGAAACTTCAATGCCTTTACCGTATTTAAGGTCAATAATTTCAAGTACACCACCTGAAAATATAATGACATCACCAGTACCAAAAGATTCAGGGACGTATTTACCTAAATCCAATTTTGTTTCAAATAAAGCTATTACATCATTATCCCTACTCAAAGCTTCGTTATATTTTTCTTCTACATTAGCTACATACTCTTCAACATATTCACGCAACTCTTCACTGTAATATTGATTTCGCTTATAATTTTGAAAAGCTTTATTAAACTCAAACTGTGTTAGGCCTTCATATTTAAGACTGAAATATAACTCACTTAATTCATGGGCGAATGTACCTTCTTCAGCAAAAACTGAACTTTTATCTGCAATACCTTCACTTGCCTTAATACTCGGTGGACAGTTTAGCCATTGTTTTGCTCCACTTGCACTAAGCTTTGCATGAGCTCTATTTGAGTGATCTAGCTTCATGCATTTATTCTCGCATTCATAAAATCAACAATTTTTTCATAATGCTCTTCTTTGATAGTAGATAGCTTATCCGCACCAAGTTCGTTAAGTTTATTTCTAAATTCTTTCTTATCAGAAGTATCTGCTTTTTTAAGGAACTCTTTTCCTACTGATAAAACATAATCTTTAGTTAAATCAGCAGAAGTTTCCTTAACTTCTTCAACTGATTCCAGTTGAGCTGTTTCATCTTTTGGCATTGGTGCTTCTTTAACTTTCTCTTGTACAATTGATGAATCTACAGTTGATAGTTCAGTATTTAGCACACGTAAATTCTTATTTAATAGTTTTAATTCTTCAAAAATACCTTCTAATATTGCCATTGATTAACTCCTCCTTAAAATTGGTTGGCTAAACGAATCATTAACTTGATGCGTTCTTCTATTTCTCTAGGGTCATCACTTTGTTCGTTTAATCTTGCCAATAACTCGAATTGTTCTTCTAATATCTCTTTCTTACGTTCTACAACAGTTAAATGTAACTGCGGTTCAACAACACGCCAGATACCCCAACTTTCCAATTCAATCTTTCCTTTTTTCTTAAGTCTTGAAAGTGTGGATTTTGCATGTGTTTTAGATATCCCAAAAACTTCAACAACATCATCAGAATTGAAATTGTCATATGTTGCAAAATGTGATAGTATTTTTTGTTGTAAGGTCATATTAATAACTCCTTATATAATTATTTAAGACAATTGCTCATCTTGCACTGTTACTTGCTCCAACAAGTAGCAGTTTTTTTATTCTCCATAAAAGTATTCCTTATAAAATATGAATGTTGCGATACTTGCGAATCCCGCAATTGACCATGCTGTAGTGAAGTATAGAAACGGCATGAGTAAAATCGCTAAGACTGTGAAGCATAATACTGCTAATAGATAGCTTTTATATGTGTCGCTCATTTGATAATCCTCCTAATACCATTTTTTATGCTTTCTGATCAAATACTCTTCTAATTTAGAAATATTAATCAGAGTGCCTGTTGCTGAATAATCAATGTATAAATTTTCTACACCTAAATTATCTTTGCGGTAATATTTCAACCAGTTGTATACTGTACTTCTACATACTCCAAACAATTGATGGATTTGTGTAGGTGTTGCGTATAACTTTTTCACAAATTTTTCTTCGCCTCTATATGTGTTTTCTGGTGTTGGTGGTATTATGATTTTTGGCATCTCTATCACTCCTTTAGATAAATGTTAAAGTTTGTTATTATTCGCCCTGTATTGAAGTTCTCTATCTAATGCATAGAAAACTTTGTTTATTTCTAAGTAGCTGTAATCACTTTTTTTTAATAAGCTCTAATATTTCCGCTCCTAAGTTACGTTCCTTTTCCGTTAAATAGGATGAAGAAGCATCAGCTTTGCTAGAAACTTGTGGGACGCCTATACGCAATCCTTCTGATCTTGTGTTCATTTGTTTATGCTCCTTTCGTGTATAATGTTGTTATCAACCTAAGGAGGTGATAACATGCCCTTGATATCTGATGAATTTGATACACTTACTAAAGACCAACAATATATCTTGTCCGTACTCTACAAAGATTATTTAGAATGTGTAAAGTTAGGTTCGGTTAAATTAACCTGCAATAATTTTGGAAGTGCTAAAGATATACATACAAAGTATTTTCAAAAACTACATTTCGAAGATGTAAAATACGATTTAAATAAACTTAAAAACTCTGGGTTCCTAAACGGCGTGTATGCTAGTAACACTATTTATCATGTAACAATTTCAGACAAGACTGTTGTTTACTTTGAAAATGAGTTTAAAAACAATTTAAAAAGTATCATTGATAGCATTTCTAAAATTGCTTCAATAATTCCTGGTCTCTAGTTGGGTTTATAACTTCCCAATCATTTGCCATGAGGTCATCGGCTGAAGGTTGCCAATATCTGATAAGGTTTGTCCCATCGCTATTTGAAATGATGCATTGTAAAAAACTATCATTTGTTGGTAATATCTTAGTTCGATGACTTTCTTTCCAATCTTTCCGTGTCATAGAGACAAGATTTTTTGTAGCTATCTTAGTTGCTTCTTGAATGTTCATTTGTTATTCCTCCTTTTAAGATGTTTATGATCCTTACTGCTATACTCCTGTTAAGGAGGTGATAGGATGAAACTTAACCACGATTGCGTTAGACTCTTGCTCTTAGAAATAGAATCTAATAAGAAAATAGGTGAACCACTTACTCGACATAATTTCAACGATAATATTAGAGACAATAAAAACTTGGAACGAAGTTAAAAGAGTCGTTAACAAAACATCCAGTATGCCTCTTAACCTTATGGGGAAATTAGCTTTTCAATATCTTTCTCAAAAATTCAATCTAACTTAAATTCATAACCATCAACCAAGGCATATAAGTTATTATTTACGTATGGTATTTCTTCAATGGTGTTGTTGATGAAATGAGATCGGACCATCAGTTCATATCCGTCATTAATTTGAATATCTAATGGTCGCCTATTACCTTCTTCGTCATAGTAGTAATAGATGACTTTTTTGTTTTGAGCTTGCATTTGTCGTTCCTCCTTTAAGTTGTTTTGTTATATAATTTAGTTATCTCCCAGTGGAAGGAGGTGAAATTTATGGATTTAGAGAAAATTGCTCACGATATTACAATCTCGCTATTACCTAGAGCTCTAGATAGACATAAGATTCATAACGAATGGCAAGAAGTCAGTGATGACGTAATTGCATTCGCTAAAGATAGCGTTGCTCGTGACTATTTCAGCATTTACTCTTCTGTGTTATTGGGATTACAAGAAGAAGAAAAAAGCAGAAAAGATTTAGGATTGTAAGGCAATAGCGCACTTGATTACTTGCACTAATTAAGTGCGCTTATTTAATTAGATATTTCTTACCTTCTCTATCCGAGACCACTTTATATTTTTTTAATTTGCTTTCTTTCACTTTTAACCATTGATTTCCATGCCACACGTCAATTAAGTTTTCATGTTTTTTATTGAATAGCCTTCTTAGTAGTTTCATTTGTAGTTCCTCCTTTATTCGAAATCATCGATAGTTAATTCTGAAACTCTCTTTTCATAGATGTATAAATAATAATCTTTGATATCTCTATAAATTTTTGCTGCTAGGTTGTATTCACTTTCACTCAAGTCTGAATTAAGTGTCACTCCAAAAATCGATAATGTTAATTTTCTAATATGGTCATGAACATCTTGTACATATGCTTTTTGATGAATTGATTCGAAGCCATGCTGATACTTTTTTAGTGGAATCGGATGATTGAGCTTCCTCAATCTTCCTAGCGACAAATCTTTTGTGAAATCGAGTTTTTTGTTAATTTCTTCTAAATCGTCATTATTGATTCTTACTTTATTAAAAATTGCACCTGAGCTGATTGGTTTCTCGCCTTTTATAGCATTTCTAACTTCTTTCGCTATAATTTCTTTCAACTCTTCTTTGGTTAACGTGATTTGTTCCATAGTGTCCTCCTTTTAAGATGTTTGTTTTTGCTCTGTTGACATTTCGGAAACTATATAAGTAAAAAAAATACCGCACTTATCTTGTGGCAATTCTAAAACTTCAATTACTTTTGCTAAATCGTCAACATTAATTCTAATGTGTCCGTTTTCTTTTTTTGAATAAGTTCCTGGTGTCATTCCTAATTTTTTTGCCATATCAGAAATCGAAATGCCTTTAGCAATGCGTTCAGCTTTCATTCTTTTGACGTTGAACTCATACATTTGCTCACCTCCGTTTTTTGAAGTTAACTCAATATTAAACTCAAGTTTCCTAATTGTCAACAAAAATCTCGAAAAATATTTTTTATTCTTTTAAAATGCTAGTTGTTTCCTATATGGAAAAGTGTTATTATACTATTATAAATAAAACGGAGGTAAATTTGAAATGAGAACTTCAGCAGAAATAGGTAAATTAATCAAACAACTACGAAAAGAGAATAATGTGAATTTAACTGATTTTGCAACTAAGATAGGTGTCAATAAATCTACCTTATCCCGATATGAAAACGGTAGCAGAAAAATACCTATGGAGGATATAGCTGAAATTGCCAATGCATTGAAAGTTACCCCAGAATATTTACTATTAAAAAATAGACAAACAGAAAACGATGATGAAGTACAACATCGAGCAGCTCACCTTGAAGGAGAATTGACAGATGATGAATGGCAAAGAGTTTTAGATTATGCAGATTATATAAGAAGTAAACGTAAGTAAAGGATGTATCAGATGGGATTATATGAAGAAACTTTAATACAACATGATTATATTGAAGTAAGAGAGGCTGATGTACTTCCAGATAATTTAGACGGGGTATGGTTAGGAGATTTAATTTTAATAAAGCGTGGTTTATCAGATAGAGAAAAGGCAGGAATTCTCTTCGAAGAATTAGCACATAATAAACTTACATACGGTGATATAGCCGATTACTCGAAATTCAACAATCGCAAGTTCGAAAATTACGCAAGACGACACGGCTTTATCTCAGCTGTACCGCTACGCGAAATTGTAGAAGCTTATAATTATGGCGTACGTAACTTGTATGAGTTGTCTGAGTATCTACAATTAAGCGAAGAATACATATTAGAAGCAATAGAACAATATAAAAAGATATATGGTATTGGAACTCACTATGGCGAGTATTCTATTACATTTGAACCGTTGAGAGTTTATCGATACAAAGAGATATAAAAAAGGAGAAATGTATATGAGGAAAATAATTGGATTATTACTAGTAAGTACTTTAGCTTTAACAGCTTGTGGTGAAAAAGAAAAACCAAAAAAAGAAGAAAATAAAAAGTCTCATACACAAAAACATAAAGATAGCGAACCAAAAAAGCAAAAAGAAAAAACGAAAAAAGTTGAAGATAAAAATCCACCTAGTAATAGCGTACAAAACAATGCAACCAATCAAAGCCAAACACAAAACCCTAATTCAAATAATGCAGTCAATCTTTCTCAATGGGAACAAAATAGAGCTAATGAATTAAAAAGCAATCCAAACTCTAACTATAATCAAAATTGGACTGCAGAAGATCAAGCACAAGCTGAAGCACGAACTAAAGGTTCAGGAATGGCTAATGATACTGGCGAATCAGTTGAAGAAATGATGCGAAGAAGTGAGCAAGCCAACAAAGAAATGGGTCTTGAATAGATATAAATTTTAAAAGCTATATTTTTAAATGCTTGAATATTAAAAAATTAGTTAAAAGGGATGAAAATATGAACATACAAAAATTGAAAGATACCTATATAGAAGGATACAAAACTCAAGCATCTCACTACGATTTTTTAGGAGACGAGATCCAGAATGCTCTCCCTTTAATAAAGTTTGAAAATTATTTAAGTTTTATTTTATTCGACGTCGATAAAGACGTTTTTGATGCTCCAAAATTTTTAGTTATTGTTGACAACTATCAAAATCCTGAAGAAAAAATAATAGTAAGAGAAGAGGATTATAAAAATATAAAAAGATTGTTGATGGAAAGTGAAAAACGAAAAAGATTCGACATTTTTCTCAAGTACTATTATGAAAATTTGACGTCTAAACAAGTTTTCAAAATTGAACCTATTCGTTTAATTTATTCAGGTTCAAATTTAACTATTGAGGGTCAATATGAAGCAGAAAACGACTATAAGAAATGGTCAAATGAAAACAAAAAGTCTCTAGATAATTATAATCACGATAAGGTTAGTCCATATTCACATTTGGATTATGAAGGGTTAATATCAAACTTCGATAGTCCAAAATACAATAGCGACTTCGAATATCAAATGGCACAAGCTGAAGAATGTTATAAACGAAAGTTGTTTTTACCTGCAGCTGCAACATTAAGCGTCGCCTTAGAAACTTTGTTAATGGCTATATGCGATAAAGAAAAAGTTAAGTTAAACAGTAAAGACAGTAGCGACACCATGATGAACTATTTAGGTCAACGATTACTTAGCGAAGGGAAAATAAACTATAGAATGCATAAAAGAATTGATATAACTTATTCTTTAAGAAATTCAGTTTCTCATTCAAATCCTGGCGAAGTTTCAAAAGCGGATTGCCAAATCATACTATCATGCATAAAAGTGTTGATAGATGAACATTATTCGAAATAAAGAGCTCCTTTTCTATTTTTGTCCGAACACTCATCGATTTTATTGAACGTAGTCCTAAAAGCGTTTATATAAGCTTCTTTTGAAGTACAATTATAAGGGTTTGAATATACATCAGTTGTGCATTCCAGATGGAATAAAGCGTCATAAATTATCGCGATTTCAGAATCTGAAAAATTCATAACATCACCTACTTTTTATTTTATTATAACATATTTAGTACCTAGTACTAAATTTTGGGTAGCCCACCTACCCTTATTATTTTTTACAAATTTACAGAACGTACGTTCCTACAGGAGGTATAAACATGTGGATTGAAAAATTTAAAAACAAAAATAACGAAACTAAATACAGATATTACGAGAAGTACAAAGATCCATACACAGATAAATGGAAGCGCGTAAGTGTTGTGTTGAACAAGAATACAAAACAATCTCAAAAAGAAGCAATGTTTCGTTTAGAAGAAAAAATAAAAGAAAAACTGAACAACAAGTCGTCAAGCGAATTAAAAACTTTGACTTTTCACGCGCTATTAGATGAATGGCTTGAATATCATATAAAAACATCTGGCTTTAAAGTAACGACGCTTGATAATTTGAAAACAAGAATCAAAAACATCAAAAAGAACAGTTCTCAAAATTTACTTTTAAACAAAATTGATACAAAGTACATGCAAACATTTATTAACGAATTATCAAACGTATATTCTGCAAATCAGGTAAAGCGTCAACTTGGACATATGAAAGAAGCTATTAAATACGCCGTTAAATTTTACAATTATCCAAACGAACACATATTAAATAGCGTCACACTACCAAAGAAGAGTAAGACGATAGAAGATATAGAAAAAGAAGAAGCGAAAATGTACAACTATTTAGAGATGGAACAGGTAATACAGATACGCGATTTTATACTGAACGATAATAACATGCAGTATAGAGCTCGTATTTTAGTTGCTGGGGCTGTTGAAGTTCAAGCTTTAACAGGTATGCGCATAGGTGAGTTATTAGCGCTCCAAGTTAAAGATGTTGACCTCAAAAATAAGACGATCGATATTAACGGTACTATTCACAGAATCAAATGTAATGCTGGATTTGGTCACAAAGATACTACTAAGACCGCAGGTTCAAGAAGAAAAATCGCCATCAATTCAAGGATAGCAAATGTATTGAAAAAAATAATGTTAGAAAATAAAAAGATGCAACAATGGGAACCAAGCTATGTTGATAGAGGGTTTATATTCACAACTTGCCAAGGAAATCCTATGCAAGGCAGTAGGATAAACAAACGATTGTCCTCAGCTGCAGAATCATTAAATATAAATAAAAAAGTTACTACTCACACACTAAGGCATACACACATAAGTTTATTGGCGGAAATGAATATATCGTTAAAAGCAATTATGAAAAGAGTAGGACATACAGATGAAAAAACGACTATAAAGGTGTATACACATGTAACAGAGAAAATGGACAGAGAGTTAGAGCAAAAATTAGAAAAACTTGTGTACTAA